AAGTTTGCAATAGTAAAAAACATATACTTTTAACAAGTCGCTGACAATTGACAGCAATTAACAGCAATTGACAGCAATTGACAACAATTGACAACAATTGCGTCCGTAATCCAATCCAATCCGAATCCAAATACAATCCGAAGTACAATCCGTATATATGCTCGGAGCTAAAGCAGTCCGAGCCGGCAAACCAGGTGTAAACATATGCACCGATAGACCTTTTAAAAATAAATGATTGACAAGCAGGAGGCTTATAATGGCATATTTCTACAGTTGTCCAAGGTGCGGTTGTAACTTGGATCCTGGTGAGAAGTGTGATTGTGAGAAAGAAAAGCACTATCATGAGCAAAAGAGAAAGAAGCTTGAGGAGTTACTAAGCGAGCATACAAATACTGACAAGAAAACAGGTCAAATGGTGTTTGTTTGGTAGCTGTATACAAGAATAGAGTATAGTTAAACGATTTTGGAGGATAGAAAAATGGAACAGAAAATTAACGTGGCAAATGTATTCAAGGGAAAGAGAGCAAAGAGTAATTATACACTTGTAGATGCAAGAGAACTTGAAGAGCTTATAGATTCAAGAGCTGAAGTAGAGGCATTTATCATGGCATTCCAAAAGATACTTAGATATACAGGGCTGGTTGCAGCAGGAATCATATTGGGAGCGGTATTGCTATGAGCCTTGAAGTGATACCAAAAAAATTGCATAGGCATGTAGATAAGCTTAAAAGTCAAGGTATCTACATCACAGACGAAGAGGCTGAAGAGGTTTATATATATTGCCTGAGAAAGATGGAAGTGGCAAAGGTGGAAGTTCCGGAAGAATATATTAACTTGCTATACCCGGATGAACTTAAACATTACATACTCAGGCATTGGGTTAATGCCAGTACGATTTTAAGAAAGATTGAGGATGCAATATGTGTATAGAGTGTGGATCAAATCCTTGCGACGCAAGGTGTCCAAATGCAGATGAAGAAAGAGCCGTTTTCCGCTGTGTTTTATGTGGATATCCAATATATGTCGACGATAGGTATTGGGATTCAAGTGATGGATGTATCTGCAAGGATTGTTTGGACGAAATGAGTAGAGAAGATATTTTGGAGTTATGTGGTGAGCCACTAAAAAAAGCAATTATGGAGGATTATTAAAATGTCAGAGAAATTACCGGTAGAGCAAAAGAATGAGAATGTAAGTGTTGTAGCTCAGGTTAAAGGGATTATCTCACAGGAAACAGTAAAAAAGAAATTCGAGGAAGTGTTAGGGAAGAAGGCACCGCAGTTTTTGGCATCAATCACAAATGTTGTGGCAGGATCTGCTCAGTTAAAGAAATGCCCTGCCAATACAATTATGGGAGCTGCATTCGTTGCTGCGACATATGACTTACCTATCGACAGTAACCTTGGATTTGCTGCTATAGTGCCTTACAACAATAAAAAATATAATCTGCAGACAAAACAGTGGGAAAAACATCCTGAAGCTCAATTTCAAATGATGTACAAAGGGTTTATTCAATTAGCGATCCGTTCAGGATATTACGAAAGGATGAATTGCTCAGTGGTATATAAGGATGAATTGATATCTTATAACCCTATTACAGGAGAGGTAGAGTTCGTGACAGATTTTTCAAAGTGCACTCAAAGAATGAATGGAAAGTCTGAAGATATTGCCGGATACTATGCCTGGTTTAAACTTCTTACAGGATTTAGAAAAGAGTTGTTCATGACTAGGGCCGAAGTTGAAAATCATGCTCGTAAGTACTCTACAGCGTATAGAAATGACTTGAATAACGATAAGAAGGGCAGTAAATGGACTACAAATTTTGACGCAATGGCACTTAAGACTGTTATCAAGTTATTGCTTAGTAAATGGGGAATATTATCAGTTGATATGCAGAGAGCTATCACGGATGACCAGAAGACATTTGATGAAGAAGGTGGAAGTGAGTATGGAGATAATAAGCCGGATGTTATAGATGTTGAGGATCCATTTGATAAAGATAGTGATGTTGAAGTGATTGAAGATGCAGATATTGAAGAGTAGGAGTAATTCAAATGGTGTTAACAGCGGATAATTACTACAGTGCTGAGGCTAACAGGCAATATATGTCTGTTAGCCAATTCAAAGACTTTAACGGCACATATGGAAAGATGGCTTGTGAATTCGAGGCAATGGAAAAGCTTGCAGGAAGATGGAAGCCGGAACCGTCAACAGCACTTTTAGTGGGTAGTTATGTTGATTCATACGTTGAAGGAACACTTGATGATTTCAAGATAAGAAATGCAGAAATATTTACTCAAAAAGGAGAATTGAAAGCGCCTTATAAAAAAGCTGAGGAAATCATTGCAAGGATTGAAAGGGATAAATACTTTATGAAGTATCTTTCAGGTGAGAAACAAACAATTATGACAGGAGAGCTGTTTGGGTGCGACTGGAAGATAAAGATGGACTCATACCTTCCAGGCAAGGCCATAGTAGATTTAAAAGTTATGGCATCAATTACCGACTTAAAGTGGGTAAAAGATATAGGATACCTAGATTTTGTTAGATACTGGGGGTACGACTTGCAGGGGGCCATTTATCAGAAAATAGTAGAGATAAATACCGGGAAAAAGATACCGTTCTTTATAGCAGCAGTCACCAAAGAGGCGGAGCCGGATATAAGAATAATACAGATCACACAAAATTATCTTGATGAAGCATTAACTGTTATTGAGTCGAATATTAGACGAGTACTAAGTGTAAAGAATGGAGAGGTAGAGCCGGATAGATGTGATTTGTGTGATTGTTGTAAGCATAATAGAGTGTTAAAAGCTCCGATATCTATTATCGATCTTACATATGGAATTTAAAAGGAGGGTGAAATGCCTAACAGGATACTTAAGGAGAGTATATGCAGAAGTGAAGAGATAGATTCCTTGTCCTGGTTTGAAGAAGTACTGTTTTACAGATTAATTGTCACTTGTGATGATTATGGCAGATATGACGGAAGGGCTAAGGTAATAAAAGGGACTTGCTTCCCACTTAAAGATATTACAGAAAAGGACATTGATAAGGCATTAAGCAAGCTATCTGCAGTAGGGCTTGTAAAAATATATGAAATTCAAGAAAAGCCGTACTTACAATTGATTACTTGGGGAGAACATCAAAGAATCCGTAATCAAAAAAGTAAGTATCCGGAATATGATCCTAAATGCGATATTTTGCTGACAATTGACAGCAAAAGACAGCAAAAGCAGGAAAATGACAGCAATTGTGAGCAAAATCAATCAGAACAAGTAGAGCCACCTGTAATAACATTGCTACTAAATACCGGGGAAGAATATGGAGTAACTCAATCAAATGTATGTGAGTGGTCAGAGCTCTATCCTGCAGTAGATGTAATGCAATGCCTAAGGAATATGAAAGGGTGGCTAATGGCCAACAAGAGCAAGAGAAAGACTATAAGGGGCATCAATAAATTTATAATAACCTGGCTACAAAAAGAACAGGATAGAGGTGGTACACATGGATATAAGCCTGTAATAAATCAGGCTACAACATCTAAAGTAGAACAGTTTGCAGCAGGAGCAATGGAGTGGGCAAGTAATGGATAAACAAAAATTTGCAACCTTAGCAATTGGAATCAAGTCAGCATATCCAAACTCAAAAATACTGGAAGACAATGCATCAATGGATTTTTGGTACATGATGCTTAAAGACATACCGTATGAGATTGCTGAGAATGCAGTGATGGAATATATATGCACAAGCGTATTTCCACCAAATATAGCAGAAATAAGGAAGCTATGTATGGATAGGTGCAAAAAGCCTGTGCTCAGTTTTGATGATGCATGGGGGAGTGTGCAGAAGGCAATCAGGGAGTATGGGTTTTATGGTGCAGAAAAGGCCTTTGCCTCAATGGATGAATTGACACTATCAATAGTAAAAAATCTTGGGTGGAGCAATCTATGTCTCAATGAAAATGTTGATGCGAATAGAGCGAACTTTCGTATTGCATATGAGGCAAAAGCAAAAGAAGCGCAGAATATAAATCAGCTTCCTGATTTTGTGGCCAATAATAAGGTAATGTTACAGGAGCAGTATACGCCTCAAATTGAATCAAGACCTTTGGCAAGGATAGAAAGCAATAATACCAAGGTAGAGGTAATAAGTAACATTGGACAAGAACAAATTAACGACAGAGCCAGACAATTGGCGGAGTTAAAGAAGCGGATGATTGGTGGCTAAGATAGAGTGTTTATAAAAATAGCAGAAAAAGGTACCCAAAAGGAGAATTTATGGAAAATGTCAATAGCATATTAGCAACTCCGGAAGATATAGATTTGCAAAGTAAAGCAAAACAGAAATTGGAGCAGGAATTAAAAGAATCAAATAACAAAGAATTTGCAGAGCCTATTATTAATTATTTGCAGAAAAGAATTCAAGAATCAGATGCACTTGCAGCAGATATTTGTCAGGATCACAAGACTTGTGGAAGATGTCTTAACTACATCTATGAGAAAGCAAGGGAAGAACTATCCGGAAAAAATGGGGCTATTCGTGATGATGTAGTGTATGAATGGGCTGAGGATTATTACCACAAAGATGATAAGGAAGAGGTGGAGAAGGAACTCAAGGAGTCTAAAGGGAAGGCGGCATAACAAGTGCAGGTCTTTACCCAGGTAATCTTCCACACGCTTGGGAACATACGCAGATGAAATATTCAGGCCTTGAGATTTTGGCTCAAAACCACAAAGGAAGATTGCCTTATGAAGGAGCTATACCCATATGCCTGAAATTCCCTAAATTTGAGTGGATATGCAAAATGGGGCTTAATAATTTAGCAGCAGACATAGTAAGCAAACACGGTTTTTATTGCCACCTATCTACAGATGTTATTGATTATAAGGCAAATACAATATATGAAATATTGGGCTTAACAAAGGTGAATACAAAAATATTGCAGGAAATAGATGGGAATACTGATGAGTTGAATCTACTCCAGGAAGCACAGAGACTTGGTATACAGATGAGAGCTGAACAGATAAAGGAATATTATGAAGTTTTTGGGTGCAATATAAAATTGATGAGAGAAAACGGAACTAAGGTTTCTTTCCATAAATTCTTTAAATATTTTGATAAAGAGATTGAAAGGTATATGGATGGCAATTCAAAAGGTAAATTAAGAAGAGAAGAATTAATAGAATTAAAAAGGAATATGGCAAGAGACTGGTTAGATTACCTGGGCTGGTGTCGTGAACTTAAATATAACCTTGATAATATGTTTATCTATATGCCGAATAATTTTAAGCAAGTACATGATAGGGTGGCGAAGGAATATAAGGAACTTAAGGATAGGAAGGCAGCGGCAGAGAAGAAGAGAAGAGATAAGCTTATTGCAAAGAAAATGCAAAAGCTAAAAAAAGACATGGAAGAAATATTCTCAAAAAATGCCGGAGTTGATGCACTGAATATAAAGGGAAACGGTTTAATTCTTATAGTACCGGCAAATTCCGCTGCTATAAAAGAAGAGGGAGAGGCCTTACATCATTGTGTTGGAACTTACATTGAAAGAGTGGCCAAAGGAGAGACGGCTATATTCTTTATCAGAAAAGAAAATGAACCGAACAAACCTTATTATACCCTTGAGTGGAGAGACAATAAAGTTATTCAGTGTAGAGGTATGAATAATTGCAGTGTGACGGATAAAGTAAAAGCGTTTGTAAAAACATTTGAAGAGAAGATGAATGAGCAGATAAAAGCTAAAGAGAGTGCATAAGAGTAAATCAGGGGGATGTAAGTGAATGGGCAGAAATTCCTTATATGTAAACGGAGAGGGATATGTTGATAATACGGCAGGTAAAGCTCTACGAAACATACAGCGAAAAAGAAAAGAGGTGGGAGTGAATTACAAGGCACAGATTATTGGTAGAAATAGTAAGAAGTCAGGTGAAACATTTGAAAGATGGATATCTACGGCATGTAAGTTCTATCTAAATAAGGGTTTGGCTCATATTGAAAAAACTCCGGAGCCTTTTCATATCACAGGAAAGGATATGAATGGAGTTGTAAGAGGATACTATGAGAAAAAGGGGCAACCGGACTATAAAGGTATACTGTGTGATGGAACAGGGATCATGTTTGAGGCAAAGCATACCGATTCAGATAGGATAAAGCAGTCGGTAATAACTGAAACACAGTGGGAGAATCTTGATATATATGAGAAATTTGGAGCGCATTGCTATGTGATGGTCTCACTTGGACTTAGAAGCTTCTTCAGAGTGCCATGGAGCGTGTGGAAACGCATGAAAGAATTATATAATCACAAATATATGAATGAGTCGGAACTTGAAGCTTATAGAATAAGTCAGAGTCAATGCATAATATTAATTCTTGAAGGGATTGAGTTAAAAGATGAAAATACAAAAGACGGTGTTAGCACAAAAGCTAAATCAAATTAAAGGTGTTGTATCAAAAAATACAACAATGCCAATACTGCAAGGAGTATTGGTAAAGGATGGGTATCTTATTGCAAGCAATTTAGAAATGACCATAAGAGCAAAGATACCGGGTGCAAATGAAGAATGCTTTATCATACCAGAAAGAGCATTTGACCTTATCAATAATTTGCCGGAAGGAATGATTGATATTTCGGTTTCAAGTGAAAATGTAATGGTTATCAGTGTGGACAAGATAAAAAACACATACCAAACTATGGAACCTACAACTTTTCCTATATTAAACATAGAAGGAGAAGGAAGTGAGCTTACTCTAAAGGCTGAAATGCTTCTTAAATCAATAAAGCGAGTATCTTATGCAATACCTACACAGGTTTCAGATCCGAGAATGTCAAGCATGTTTATGCAGGCAAAAGATGGTCAGTTAAACTTTGTTGGACTTGATGGTCATGTGCTTGCATGGGATAAAATCAAATATGATGGAGAGTTTGAGTTACTTATCTCAAAAAGCACAATAGAAAAGCTAAAGTCGGTATTATTAACTGGAGATGTCAAAATAAAATACAGTGACAGTATGGCAATATTCTCAACAGAAGATTTTGATATATGCACAAGAATTGTGCAGGGGAAGTACTATCCGTATCATGACATGTTCAAAGAGTTGCCTATACATACATTTGTGGTAAGAAGTGAATTACTGGATGCAATGATACGTGCCAAAATGTGCACCGCTGAAAAATCACCGGTTAAATTCGAACTATCAGGAAATAAACTAAAATTAAGTATAAAAGACCAGACCACTGATTACTATGAAGTCATTGATTTGTTGGAAGATGTTACGGAAGCTCTCACTATAGGATTTGATGCAAAACTGGTAATAGAAACATTAAAAGCATTTGACTGTGAGCATGTTAAGATTTCGCTACACAGCTCAAAAATGCCTATGGTCATTGAAGCTAATGACAGTGAATTTAGAGCGATGGTTCTTCCTATTGCTTTAAATTAGTGATGTCAGGGAGAGGGATAGAAAATAAAATAATTTAGAAAGGAGTCGAGCCTGCCGGCACTAAGGGATATCCGGCTCCTTAAATAAATGAAATACGATCAACAAATAATATCTTTAATAAACAATATGTCAAAATACTACTCACCACATCAGGTATTTTCTGATTGGGTAGAGATGTACGCAATAACAATATCAAATGCGTGTACATTATTAAACAGCAAATTAAAGCAATCAAGAGAGCAAAAGTATCTTGAGATTGTAAAAAAATATAAAAATACTGAGATGAGTAAATTTCCTGACTTATGCGGGCTACTTACTATTGCTTTGGATAATGACATAGCAGATGTCCTTGGCAATGTATACATGGGGCTTGAATCAGGAAGTAAGCACACAGGGCAGTTTTTCACACCAAACCACATAAGCAGACTTACAGCAAGACTTATGCCGCCGGTTGCTGATGCGGACGGAGTAATAAGATTTACTGAGCCAACATGTGGCAGCGGTGGGATGATAATAGCATATGCGAAAGTCTTGTCTGAGCAGGGTGTAAATTATCAAAAAAAGCTGGAGGTTGTAACACAAGACATAGACTACAGATGCGTGCATATGTGCTATGTACAATTATCTTTGCTTGGAATTAAAGCAACAGTATTAAGACAAAATACACTTACACTTGAAGAAGTATCTGAGGATAGTGTATTTTTAACGCCAGCGAAAACGGGGGTATTAGTATGAAATCAGAATTAATTGACAAAATAATACTTTCGCTTTCTGATGTCGTAACTATAAATATTGGCGATCTTAAGTCAAAACTTTATATGGCTATGAGCGAATACAGTATAGGCAAGGAAAATACGCAAATCGTTGTAAGAGAAGAAGATAAGAACGAGTGGTACTTTAAAAAGTTCATAATGACAAAAACAGTGCAGGGTTTATCTGAGAAGACATTAGCACAATATTCCGCTGAAATTCCTAGGATGTTAAGCATGATAGGAAAGCCGGCTGAATGCGTAAGCTCAGACGATATACTGTATTACCTAGCACTGAGAGAACACCGGGATAAAGTATCCAAAGTGACGGTTTCAAATAACTTAAGATACTTAAGAACCTTTTTCGAATTTCTGACTATCGAAGGGATAATACCGACCAACCCTGCACGAAAGGTAGGTAGTATCAAGGTAGCAAAGAAACAAAAGAAAGCATTTACAGATGTCGAGGTCCTTAAACTAAGACAGGGCTGCAAGAATGTAAAAGAAAAGCTTATTGTTGACATGTTGTTAAGTACCGGATGTAGAGTCTCTGAGCTTGTATCTATAAAATTCGAAGATATAGATGGCAGAAAGATAAATGTCTTAGGCAAGGGAAACAAAGAGAGAACAGTTTATCTTAATGCACAAGCAAGACTTACATTGGACGAGTGTATTCGAGAAATCAACTTAGTAAATAACCCGTATATCTTTCCAAGTACACGATACCGAAATAGTAAAGAGCATACAAGTAACAGTGCGATAGAGGGTTTTTGCAAAAGGCTTGGAGAAAGAGCGGGAGTCAGAAATGTACATCCGCATAGATTCAGGAGAACTTGTGCAACTATGGCTTTAAAGAGAGGAATGCCCGTAGAGCAGGTCAGTAAAATGTTAGGACACGAGGATCTTAAGACAACTCAAATATATCTGGATCTTGATGAGAGGAACTTGGAAATAGCACATGAAAAATATGTAGTGTAGTAAAAGAAAAGGAGCAAATATGAAAAACACATTAGAGGATTTAAACAATTACTTATTCGAATCAATAGAAAGAATTACAGATGATGATCTGACAGATGAGCAACTCGAAAAAGAGATAAAGAGAAGCGATGCTGTGCAGAAAATAGCAAAAACAATTATAGAGAATGGGCATCTTGCTCTAAGTGCAAGAAAGCATATAGATGAGCAAGGAACAGGACAGACTATAGATCTACCTATGTTGGGACTTAAAAAGGGTGTTTAACTATGGCTTACACAATAGCTGAGAGGGAATTCTTGAAAAGATATATTCCCGGGCATTTTTCATATGAAATACAAAGTGCTTTTGAAGAGAGGTTTGGAAGATGTCTAACCTATGCACAAATAAAGAGCTTTAAGGGTAATAATAAAATTCGGTCCGGAGTTAATACAACATTTAAAAAGAAGCATGTGCCGGCAAATAAAGGCAAACAAATGAGTGCAGAACAATATGCAAAGTGTAAAGGAACAATGTTTAAAAAAGGCCATAGCCCACAAAACTATAGGCCTGTAGGTAGTGAGAGAGTAAATGTTGATGGCTATATTGAAATAAAAGTTAAAGATCCAAACAAGTGGAATCTTAAACATAGATTGATATGGGAAGAGCATAACGGAGAAATACCACAAGGTAAGTTAGTGATATTTAGAGATAATAATCCTTTGAATTGCAATATAGACAATTTACTACTCATCAGTAAAGGTGAAAACATGAAGATGAATAACATTGGTGCCTGTGAATACAAAGGATTGGAAAAAGAGGTTTTATTAAATGCTATAAGGCTTAAAAATGCCATTAAGAGTAAGTTGAATAAATAAGGGGGAAAACATGTTAATTGAGATATTGCCAAACAAAGATATTGAAGAGTTTGAAAGGTTTGGATTTAAGCGATGTGCAAATGATGATGGATGCTATTACTTGTGCATAGAAAAAGATAAGGCTGTATTTTTCGTAGATGAATCCGATTTTATTATAGATATTTGGAATGAAGAGGACAAACGTTTACACAAGTCCCCAGATTTAGACAGCACATCAGGATTTACATATCTGGAAGTACTAATTAGGTTACTTGAAGAAGGATTAGTTAAATTTGATTAGGTGATTTATATGATAGCAGATTTGGCAAAGAGAATATTAAGACATTATGGATTAAGGCATCAAAAGTCAAAAACCATAGAAGAATTGGCGGAGCTGATAGTGGCTCTGCAAAAAGATATTTTATCAGGAAATGAGGGTTTGTCTAAAGAGGTTCTTGAAGAAATAGCTGATGTTCACATCATGCTTACTCAGCTATTGGATGATGAGTGTGACAAGACACAAGTATCGCTTATAGTAGATAGGAAATTGAAAAGACAGATAAGAAGAATTGAGAAGGAGAAAGAAAATGAACAGAGTAATATTGATGGGTAGACTTACAAGAGATCCGGAAGTGAGATATACAAGTGGTGAGAGGTCAATGGCAATTGCAAGATATACTCTTGCGGTAGACAGAGGTTTTAAACGTGGAGACTCATCTGAACAGAACGCAGACTTTATACAATGTATTGCATTTGATAAAGCCGGAGAATTTGCAGAGAAGTATTTTAGACAGGGTATGAGGGTATTGGTTTCAGGTCGTATTCAGACAGGGAGTTATACCAACAAAGAAGGTCAAAAGGTGTATACAACTGAGGTTATTGTAGATACTCAGGAATTTGCAGACAGTAAGGGAGCAAGCGGTAGTGGTGACGGATATCAGAGTTCAACAAGTCAATCAAAATCATCTGTAAGCTCTGATGGATTCATGAATATACCGGATGGAGTTGATGACGAGGGATTGCCATTTAATTAGATTAGGAAGGGGGATATATGGCGATACAAAAAGATATTGTGATAAATCGCAAGGAATATCAAGCAATCAAGAAAAAAGATCATAACCAAATGAATTTATACTTACAAAATATCTGTAAAAGTGCTTACATGGACGGTTTTAAAGCCGGTACAGAGTCAGTGCCGGGAATAGATATATCTAAAATCAGTGAAATCTTGCTTGGAATAAAAGGCCTGGGTGTAAAAAGAGTGGCTGACATATTGGAAGCACTTGAAAAGGAGTTAGTATGTTAATACCTGCTGTGGAAATAAAGGAATTTGAGAGATTTGGATTTAAGCCGTGCAGGGGAATTCCTAGAGACTTGCAATGCTATTACTTGTGCGTTGCACGAGGCAAAGGGTTTATGTTTGTTAGCCCTAAATGCTTTATGATTGAGGATTGGCGAAAAGATGATTCAAGGATACACGCTAATCCAAATTGCAAGTTCAGAGACAACCGCACAGCTATAGATATTTTATACGACATGATAAAAGCGGGTATGCTAAAAAAGAGAGGTGAAGAATGAGAAAAATAGTTTTATATCTGAATGATGAAGTGGTTGGCATAGATATAGACGACAACGCTTCAGACGCGGAAATCGAAGAGCAGGTTCTTGAAGAAGTCATAGACAGAACGGCATATGACTACGAAGAAGTAGATGAGTGGCCGAGGGTGTGTACTCTTTGCGAGTGGTATGACGATTACATAAGACCTTGCTTAAACGAAAATGCGGAAAGATGCAATGACTTGCAGGGTTGCGAGAAGTGGGAGGCTAAAGAAGAATATGAATAAAGACTTAGTGGCATTGGAAAAGGAGTTGGCAGTATGACGGCGAAAGAGTTTCTTTGCCAGCTTAAAACTTTGGATAATATGATTAATGCTAAATTGCTGGAAAAAGAAAGAATGAGAGCACTCACCACAAAAGTTACTGCTGGCCTAAGTGAAAGAGTACAAGGTGGAGGAGGCGGAGGTATAGAAAATGCAGTCATAAAAATGCTGGAATTAGAAGAACAGTTAAATGTAGATATTGACAGACTTGTGAATTTAAAGGCAGAGGCAAGGCTACTTATTGAAGAGTTGGCTGATGATAAGCACAAAATAGTTTTATCTATGTACTATGTGTCTGATATGACATTTGAAAAGATATCTGAAGAAACACACTATTCTATAGGAGCAATACATAAGTTTTACAGAAATGCTTTAAAAGAATTTGAAGAAGTATATCGGTTGAGGAAAAGTGAAAAAAATGAATAAAAATGAAAATGCTTATATGATATTATGTATATGTGAGAAGTTGAAGCAAGTATACTTTTTCATATGACCTCCTTTTTAGGGTTTGAGAGCGGTTTGGACATTTTACCGCTCTCAATTTGAGGATAAATCGTTGTAATGAACCTCTAAGCTATTTTTCAATCAAGACAGTCAAGATTGGCTGTCTTTTTTGTATGCAAAGGGAGGATAACTATGGAAAAGATAAAAGGAGATATTTATGGGTGGAAGAGGCTCCAGTGGATTAGGGGGGGCAGCAGTAAAGCTACAAATGGCAAAGAAAACATTGTAGTAAT